AAACATGTATCTATCGTTTCTTGCGTTAAATGCTTCACGAGTACCTTTGACTGTTCCACGATTTTTGAAAACATCAAAGGAATCTTTTGTGAAGTGTAGTTTAATTGCAATGTAATACTTATATGCCTTAAATCCGTCCATTACACATCCAGCTGAGCCTGTTTAGGTAAATAATTCAATTCACGAAAGTTCATTTCAATCTTATCCTTAAGAGACTTATTGATAAGTTTTGAAACATCTCCTGGTTCAAGGAAATTATCTTTACAGTATTCAAGTACAGCGTCCATGTGATTGATTCGTTTCTCTTTGACTAACTGTTCAATGTGAAGTGAAAATTCGTTTGAATTTTTAAACATAACTTTTCTTTAGATAGTATTCAGCCACTTTAATGGCTTGTTGTAGGTCACCATATTCTTTGAGTTTCTTTTTGTAAAGAGCCCAGATAGGTGTATTAGTTTTGTCGGGATCCATCTTACGTTCAAACTTATCAAGATACATGGAGAAGAATTTATCTAACTTCATGCGATCAGTGAGGAGTTCAACGTAGATGTTTTGAATGCCAACTGGATTACGGTCAGAGGCACAGGATACGATTTTGGTGTAGTTCGGATTCATAATATAATTATACCTTATTTTCCATTGCAAGACAAGTTTGTGATGTTGCCACCATAAAAAGCAACATCAAGCGAAAGTGCTTCATTTTCACTTTTTGCTTTGTTCAGTTGTTCACGCATACACTGCATTTCTCTTTCATACTTTTGGTTAAGTATTTCAAGTTGGGCTTCTTTCTCAGCACAGTTAACGCAAAACTCTTTCATAATCATCTCCTCATTGTTGCAATAGCAACTGCTTCTTCATCACTAAAAATTGGAACAGCATTTGACTTATGCATCGTACCAATACCCTTCATCATAGTTCCAGTATAAACTTTGTCTGGTGCTTTTGTGCATGGTCCACCAGTGAATGGAAGACTTGGAATCTTAGGCGTCTCACGACGAGCAGATTTTCCAAGTGAATATGAGAACTCATCCGACGATTTCGTCATCGGCTTCTTGGGCTCATATTTCTTAAGCAGGTCTTCCCAAGACTTATCGAGGTCACGTTGCTTTGCATTCGGCTTGCGTGGCTTCAGCTTCTTAAACGAGGTACGTATCATTTGCATAGTGTTTCCAGTTCACTCCCATAATATAATTATACCCTATTTTTGAATTAAAGTAAAGGGATATTTTGATGCCCTACGGATCTGGGGGGATTATTTTCGACTCGCGTAGAGGGCACAGACCGTAGTATTCGAGTCGTACGAACACCTAACTGCAACTGGGTCGATTCCCTTGACGATTGCAGATTCTATGTTGGATTTCATCGCTTGCAACTGATTCAAATGATAGTACGTCAAACAACCGATTAAAGTCGTTGCAATCATAACTATCCCAATAACTAGAGTTAACAGATTTTTATTCAAAGAGTTCTCCATAATTTACCAAGTTCCATCATCAACAACCACTCTTACTGTTAAGGGTAAAAGTGAAACAAAGAATCCACGCATGTTTGGATTCAACTCATCTGGATGCATGAATTTAAATTCAAGTCTCCAATGATAAGGGTTAAGTACGAAACTAACCCAAATTCCAGAATAACGAACAAATTTACTTAAGTTCTTTAACGTCATCGCATAGTCCTAATTTTTTAGCTTCTTGAGCACTCAGCCAAACATCTTGTGGTGGCAATAAGTATTCACGAATCTGATCTTCTTTTAATCCAGTGCATTTTTTGTAATGAGCAATCATACGTTTGGTTGTCAAGTCAAATTCTTTAATTTGTGCAAACAACTCATGCTCCTTACCAAAAGCACCCCATGAGTACTGATGTGACAAGATAGAAGTATTCGGTGTAAGAATACGCTGTCCTGCTTCACCAGCAATGAAAATCATAAGTCCAGCTGAAGCAATCTGTCCAAGTCCAATTGTTCGAATTGGAATGGAAGATCCACGCATGGTATCAACCAAAGCAAATGCGGCATTCAAATCACCACCTGGAGAAGTTATGACCATATTTAATCGGTCAGGTGTTTCTTCAGCAAAGTTGGCTTCGAATATCCACTCAACTGCTTGCTTACATGTAGCAAGAGTAATTTCCTCCATCAATAGAAAAAACGAATGCCTAGAATCAGAAGATTCATTCAGCTGGAGGTTTAATTTGTTCATCATTAGATTTTACTGCCTTCTTTATAAAAAATATGTCGGCCAATGACTTTAGTCTTTTTCAACTTCCATCCTGGATTCACGTAGTCTGCATGGTAGTAAAGTGCACCATTTGTAATGTCATCAATCATTTCATAATTAGCATATACATGCAAAGCCACATCTTGAGACTTTCTGTATACATCATTATGTTTTATTGCTTTCATGGGTTCACAGATCCAAGAGAACTGACACACTAAGTTTACCTTCTGTTTGACTACAGAGCAAATTTCTTTTGGAAACCTAGGATCTTGCGTTCTATTAAGTGTAACCAAGGCAACTGCAATTTTGCCTTCTTCTGGTTCATGTCCTGCTTCGAAGTAAATGTTATCTGCAAGACAATCAATTTGTTTTCTTACATCAGATGTTAGTTCTTTATATCTGACATTGAATAATTTTTGTTCTTGAGGTATGGATGTCACATATGCAGTGGCACCTACCATCGTTGTAATTATTAGAAGTATTTTTAAATATACTCGCATATTTCTCCTTAATTAGTTAAGGGAAAACTTGCGTGAGCAAGTCCTCCCAATCCCGTATTAGGTAGACTTCTTGCTAGTCTTTTCTATTGTTGTGGGGACGTTTGAAACGAAACCATTTAAGACTTGCGCCTTAGCAATGATATCGTGTTCAGATGGGATAGCAGGGAATCCTGGATGATCAGGAATCGTGCCTCCATTGATTTTAGCAGATTCGACTTTAGTTTGCCAGTCGTTGCTAATTACTTCACGCTTACCGTAATACTCATCGTTAAGCATGTCTTTCGCCATTTTTAGTAATTCAAGGCGAATCTCGAATGGTGTCAAATTTGACATAATTTACTCCTTTTTGTGTGTTGTGTAATGAAGGTTTTATTGGGTACCTACAACCCACGAATTATTTAGTAGTTTCTTCTTTTTTCTTCTTTGGTGTAGGACGCTCTTTGCCTTTCAAAGAATCCTGACAAACTACTTCTTTGCTAGGAATGCACTTCTCAACTTTCTTCGCTGGTTCTTTCTTCGCTGGCTCAGCTGCAAATGCAGTAGAAGCAACAGCCATTGCTATAATTGCTAGTAAATGTTTCATTTAGTTTCCCCTATAAAATTTAATGTTACTTCTGAATGTTTGTCCATTATTTCTTTCCATCGGGTGCGCCATCCTTCGATATGTCTCATATCTCCATCAACGATTCCACCTTCTTTAATATGCGTTCTTGTATAAGATCTTCCTACTTTACTAAACCAAGAATCACATCCAAATATATCTATGTTCGTATAACCTTTGGTAATAACCTGTTCAACAGCATTATGTCCACTAGAATGATATGGATATTTTGGAGTTATTGTTTTAACTAAAAATGGTCTAAAGAAATCACGTTTCTTTATTGCATCAGTTTCTTGCCATGCTTTAACTGAAAAATATGTTGGAACTGTAATTAGATCTGGTTTCTTTGCCCACAACCTAACTACCTCTTCATCAAGAACTATAGTTGCATCAACTGTAGTCCATGGTATATTACAACCCATGACAAATCCGTACTCTGTAGATGGTACGTAAAGACTACGACTTGGTCCATTACAGAGTACGGCACATCTCATTTACTTAGATGCTTTCTTTTCTTCTTTCTTAGCTTCCACTTTCTTCTCTTCTACTTTTTTAGCTGCTGGTGCAGCTGGAGCAGAAGGTGCAGCAGCAGGTGCAGCTGGAGCAGGTTTAGGTGCGTCAGCAGCGAAAGATGTTAATGCGAATGCGGACAAAATTGTAGCGATCAATGTTTTCATTTGAATTTCCTTAGAAAAAGTTTTAAAAAATACTATCAACTTGTCAGATTCGTCGCAATGTGTTCAGTACGAGATACTAAGGTATCGGTTGCTGGCATCAAGCATAGACTAACTAACAGTGGTAGGTTATTCTGTTACGAGGAAACCTACCGAAACCCTAGTCAGCGTTTAGGCTGCCAATGCGAACTGTGAGTCGTTTGCGTTTACTTTATTTACTTTTTACGAGTATCTGTCTCGTGCTGTCCACTCAGTTACTTATTGCCCTGTCGAAACCTAGTCACCCCCACCAAAACTCACTACTACACAATAATGAATTTTGGTGGAGGTGGGGAGAATCGAACTCCCGTCCAGAACACCTTTTACATCATTTCATACAGCAATACTACATTACACCTCCAGGTTGGGTAACCTTGATAAATGTAACATTTCCATTTGCACCAATAATCAATTTGAACATATCACCTTCTACCCATCCAGGCAACGAACTTAACGTCACCTCTTTGTCTAGAATAATAATACTGGGTCCAATCTCAACTTTATCACATAACATAATTATACCTCTTATTTATTTACAAAGCAAATTTATTTTTGTAGTCTAATCTTAGCTTACAAAAACCATCAATCCAATCATCACGTTTCTCAACAAACACTATCGGATCTTCATTATCTATCCCCATTATAATTACAAGTTTACCAACAGGAATACCAGTTCTTTCTTCAAACGCAACAGCATATGCAGATGTTTGCATAAAGTAGTTGTGAATATTATCACGAGTTTTTACTTTACTAGAAGTCTTAAAATCTATAACCGATAACTTACCTCTAAACTCAGCAATACAATCAACAGTTCCCGCAACTTCAAGATGATCTGAGTACAGAGGATCTTCAAGCGCATGTATATTATCTATTTCTTCAAGGTGGGGTGAAATTCCTTCAAATAATTCTCTATCGAAGATATCAGGCTCACATCTTTCATTGCGGAGGAATGATTCGCAGAGACTGTGGATTCTTGTGCCACGTGCACTTGCGCGACCTGAGATTCTGTTGGCTTCTGCTTCTCCGACTCTTGCTCGCCACTGTGCGATTGATTTTGCTGAGTGGAGTCCTGTAACTGTTGTGACGCTAGGATAGGCTCTACCTGACGGAGTTTTGTAAACTCTTTTACCATTGGGAGAGGTTTCACGTTGGAGTTTATCGAATTCATGGTGTATAAAGTTTTTCATTTAACCTAACAAGTGGATACATTCATTATAATGTTTAATGCGGTCTTCGAGTCCAAGGTAACCACCATTAATGCGCTTAGTCATTGTCTTAATATCTTCAATGTCAGCAAGAGCATTTAGTTTGTTTTTATTCCAGAACCAAATAGCTGACATCAAAGCAAAGTCCTTATCTTCAGTAACCCAATCTGGATTGTTGTAAAGATTTTCCCAGTCGTCAAACATTTCTTGAGCAAATGCTTTGTAGTTGGCAGAACCAGTTAATTGAATTGGTCCACGTCCACGATATTTCCATCCATCACCAGTTTCTGGTGCACCATTACCCATGCGATTTGCATAGATCTTGTTGGCAATCATTTCTGGTTTACGAGCATATGGCTGTGCCGATTCAATAGTTGGAAAGTACTTCTTGAAAATGCTATTCAAACCCTGCGCAGAGTAGTTTAGATTTTCTTGGAATATTGTCCACCCACCAGACTCATGGCCACACTGAGCAAGGAATGCAGCAACTCTACGTGGGGTATTGATTTCATAAGTTGGAAATACTTCAGCCATGGAATTTGCCCACAACTCTGGATCAGGGTTGCGTGGGAATAGGTGATTGAATTGTTCGCCAGTTATCATTTCTTTTTATCCTCGAAGTCTTCATATCTGAGTTTTGCCAAGATATAATCTTTCACAAGAGATGATCTAACAATATCATCAACAGTAAACTCAATACGAGTGAATGCGCTCATGTGTTGAGCAATGTCAAAGAATTTTAAAATTCCAGTAACATCGTTCTTTCTTTTATTCAAGTCAGTCTGGCGATAATCACCACACCAAATAATCTTTGATCGATAACCGACACGAGTCATAACGGTATCAATCTCCTCATAAGTCAAATTCTGCATCTCATCAACAATAATGATAGCATCGTCAAAGGACATACCACGAATGAATGATGTAGAAATAAAAGTAATATGACCTTGTTCTTCTAATCTATCCCAGGCGTCTTTACGATCAAACAGTGTCTGACAGATTTGACGATATGGTTGTTCATAAATTTCCATCTTCTCATTTACATCACCTGGAAGATGACCGATCTCACGAGATTGAACCGCAGATCGAACTACGATAATCTTGTTGAATGGATTTGATTTCTCCAATACTTCTTCAATGGCTTTATACAAAGCACAAAATGTTTTACCAGTTCCAGCAACACCATGTAGTGCAACAAAGTAATCTCCACGTTTATACGCATCAAAAAATAACTTTTGATTTCCCGTCAATGGATCAAAAGTTTTTAAATCATCAATTCTTATTTTTAGCGTATTGTTTACTGCTTTTAATCTTGGCTCACCTTGTACATTATCTATTGGTTTTGGTTTTGCTGCTGTTCGAGCCATTAAGAGTTTCCTTAGATTTGAGACGATAAAGTATTTAATTGACTTCCTGGTGTTTTTTCGTGTACCCTTTGTAGCACCTCCTTAAATCCTGTGTCCTTTTTAATTGAAACATGGTCTCCCGCAAATGCTGGCGCGAAACCATCATAGTATCTTTCGTGGGTGGGGTTTTGTTCTTTGTATGAATCAAATTCGGCTATTTTCATAACCTTTTCAAAGACTTCACCTGTTTCGGTATTCTTAAACAAATATGTTGGCATAATAACTCCTTCTTTTCTATTTAGCTAGATCATTATGCTGGAATCATTTTGAACTTTACTTTATTTTCAGTAATTAAAGCAATAGCCTTGTGGTTTTTAATACGCCAAGCAGATACAAACCAGTTTGGAATTGGTCTATTCGTCCAAACAGCAAATGGTTGTTTGTCATTGATGTAATAGTTATGATATGCTTGGATAGAATCTGTTGGGACTTTGTAGTCTTCAGGCATACATTGCGGCATTGGAGTGATATCACCAAATTTTATGTTTGTTGGTAAATTATCAAGGAAAGGAATTAATCTTTCTGCAACATGGTGTTTACCGTAACGAAATGTATATTCTTTCATAAGATCTCTCCACAAAGAGTATAACCATGTATAGTTTGCAGAAGTTTCACGACACCAAATCCCAGATGGGTGTTTCATGTGTGATGCCATGTATAAATTATCTTCACGAGAATCATCTAGTTTCCATCTCATGGCTTTACGTCCAGAAATAGACTTACCTTCATACTCATATCCATCTAGTAAACGATGAGCAGTAGAAAGAAGTTGTGCATATTCTAGAATCATCTTAACGACATGTTTGTCAAGATGCTGTTTTGCGCATTCTGTAGTATCTTCGTGTAGATAAAATATATTCACTTTAACATTTTCCAAAAATTAAAAGCCATTGAGACTCTTTCACCATTACCATCGTTTGGCAAAACACGATGCTTTAAATCATCAGGAAATGACAACAATAATCCAGCATATGGTTTAATCCGAAAAGTTTCTTTTCTAATTTTATATTCAAAGTCGCCAGCATTTTCAGGAACTTGAAGATAGAGGACACCACACACCTGATCAGTATCACCCCTATCGTGATCATGCCACTCATTGTAATCGCTACCAGTATTAATATTATACCAGTAAGTTATTTCTCCGTCAATACCAACTGAGTTTTGTACATCATCTACAACTTCTGATGCCCATGAGTAGGTTTCACGATTGCAACGATGACTATGCCAGCCACCTTTGTTACTTCTTTTAACAGATTTGGCTACGCCACGTAATGCTAAAACACTATTAACAAAAGTTTCTGGCAAAGTTATTTCAACTAATTTTATATCCATAGCATTCGAAGTAAACCAACAGTATCAATAGTAGTTAACAGTAGATAGTTAGCGAGCATGCCAAAAGATTTCCTAGTCCAACTAGCCCAAGCATACAAAGCACAACCAGTGATCCAAATGGGATAAAGAGCAAGAAGCGGAGGGTTGGGGACTGTGACTGCCATAGTAATCGAGCAACCCACACTGATAGCCCAAGCAAGCAACTCAATAACAAAGCGAACTCGGTTAGATTTAAAGTCATCACGTATCCAATCAAATGTTGGTTTTAATAAATCATTCATATAAACCTCACGGCAGACAAAGCACCGATCTGAGGAATAATTGAGTTTAAATCTTTAATGGATTGTTTGGAACTTGTATGAAGGATTGCATGACCACCAGCAACTTCAAATGGCTTAACGCAACCAGTTGAGTCATCAATCAATATTGTATACGGATTAGCGTACATAGCCTTCTCTTGTTTTGAACGAACAAAGTTTGCTTTGTATGGAATGTTTTTAGAATCCAACCAACGCATCTTTTGTTGTTTTGCTTGATTACCCATATCAGTTTCAAAAGTACCCATGGATGTTAGAATTTCAACTTGAACACCATTTAGTTTGGAGACGTGATTCAGCAATTCTTGCGCATCAGGCATGAACTCAAGATCTTCAAAAATCTTATAGTTCATTACGGCATTACGAAATTGCTTATGATCTTTCTCACGAATCTCTGTGAGTTTACTGTATGCTTTGTCAAAGTTGCAAAGCACGCCATCCATATCTAAAAATAGTGTAATAATCATAATATAATTATACCTGAAATATCAATTAAAGTCAAGCGACAAATTTCGCAAAGTTAGGTGGTGTCCAGCCCTCTGGTTTAAGAATCTTACCATCTTCGCGACGTATAACATTACCAGTAACAGGGTCAATTTTTGCAAGATTAGATCTTGCGCCTTCATCCCATGCAGCTTCGCAATCCCAGCCACGTGCCTTCATGTACCCAACAACCACCCAAATTAGATCAAAACATCCATCTAGTTGTTCAGTGTTGTTATCATTCTTAATTGCAGTGAAGAGTTCAATAAACTCTTCTTGAATTAACTTCATGTATAGGGTTGATAGTTCAGATGGTGCAGATGGTTTAGAGGGAACCTCTTGACCACACGCACTCAGAAATACGCTTACGTCTGTAAATACTTTTGTCATTTTAAGCCTTTATTGGTTTGTTACGTTCTGTATCATAATAATGATGACTGTGGATTGTTTGCGGTAAGTCCATTGCATCATATAATTCTAAATTTGCATCTGGGTTATAATCGCATTCTTCTTCAGGAACAACATCAAGAGTTCCATTAATATAGAAGCCAGCACCCTTCAAGAAGTATTCAAATTCTTGAATAATATCATTCAACGATACTGCACTGAATTCAAATGTTCTTTTGGTTGTTACTGCATCTGCAAAAGGCATCGGTTCGTCTTCACACATAAAAGTAAATTTGCTCATTAATCTTTCTCCTCTATCATCCAAAGTAATTTTTCAATTTGTTTTTTCAATTCACGATTTTCTTCTTCTAAACGCATGCACTTCTTCATGTAATGCTCAAGTGCAGAGTCTGCGTACTCACACTGGTTCGTTTCCATCTTTTTTCCTTAATGTCCATGAACCATCATCTTGTATTTCCCAATTAAGTATATCGCCAGCTGCCCAACCAACTTCAGCAAGCATTTCGTCAGAGAAAGGAAGAACTAATTCTCCAGTCTCTGGATCTTCCTCAACTGTAATTACATATGTACTCATACTTCAACCACCTTTAATTCAAAACGATCAGCACGATCTTCGTAGTGAATGTAACCACGAGGATTACAAACAATACGACAATTACCAATCATGTAGTCAAAATCCTCATGAGTATGTCCATGAGTCCAAAGTTTGATACCTGGACGATCTAGGATAAAATTATCAAGATCAGAACTGTATCCACCATTCATCAACTCTTCTTTCCTATAACGAGGGTGTGTAGATGTTTTGCTGGGAGAATGGTGACCAACAACTACAATCGTTTTCCATGGAGGAATATCTTTGTATTGTGAATCAATAAACTCAAGCATGGCTTTGTGATCCACCACAGCATCCTGCGGGGAAAACTTTGCTGTGCGAGTATGAAATTCCATGCTCACTACATTATCATAATCATAGCTACCGTCTTCCTTAACGGCATAGATCGGAGTCTTGTAGTGAACCACTTCATCACTCTTTTCAACAGTTCTAAAATCATTCATCATACCACGAATCTGAGCTAATGTTTTAGGATCTTCTTTGTTCATGTCGGTCCAGAGAGTACCACCAAGAAACACTACGTTATTGAACTCAACACGTTCTTTGTCAAGAATATGAAGATTGACGTTATATCCCAGAAGTTCTTTTAACTTGGGAATGGTCTTGATGTAGTCACCATGATAGTGCTCATGATTACCAGCAATATAAATCACATGTTTGAATTCTCTGCAGCAATTCTGAAAGAACTCATGGATCATTTCAGACTTTGCATTGGCAAAACCTGGTAATTCTTTTTCATTGAGTGGTAAGATATCCGCTGCAACGCAGATGTCACCAGACAAAATCAATACTTCAACATCACTGGGATTCTTTAATTCGATTTCACCGAATTCCAAGTGAATGTCAGAGCAGGTAGCGATCTTCATTGTATAGTCCTTTCAGTTAAGGGTTTACTGGGCGTGGCCAGTGCAGATCTTAGAATCTTTCTAAAATCATTATTTTCTTCAGTCATGTCAGTCAGAACCATCAATCGTGCAAGAACAATGCTTCCAACGATCAGCGGAGAGATCTCGTATTCCTCAATGAGTTTATACATTGTATCATCAACTTTTTGTGCCACTTCAATAATTTCTTTATCATTCATAATTATACTCCATTATTCCTTGCAAGGCAAGCGATATTTTTGTAACAGGGATTTTGCATCGGAGAAGTCCTTGGTATCAAGATATCGCTCAATAAGGTCATCTGCCCATACCTGAGTCCTAAGATCCTCAACAGAGGGTTTGGTCCTAAAGACTGATGCCATATCCTCGGGGGACAGGTTAGTAAACTCACCATTGTTCGGATGGAACAGAACTATCCAAGTTCCATTCTCATACTTTAGTTTCCAGATCTTATTCACCTTCACTCTCCCATTTCTTTATGAATTCAGCCACTTCTTTGTTATACTCTCCACTATCCTTGGGATCATATTCCTCCAGGTAATAACGAATATAGCCCATGGCTTCTTGAGCATCTTCCTCAGTACACTTATACACCGCCATGAAGAATAGCGGAATCTTCTCGGAGTCCTTGGACATGATATCCTGCAGTTCCGAATACTCCCAATCAATGGTATGATCCATGTCATACCAAAGCGATAATCTACCATTTACATTGTAGAAGGCATACCAACTACTATTCGACCATCGTGCATAACTCATCGACTCACCCTTAATTCTGCCTCTGGACTATCCCAGCATGCGTTACGATACTTATAAACAAAATCCACCAATCCATCATAGGAACCCCACCCATTCTCTGGGTTATATTTCTTATACTCTTCGGGAGAAGCGAGCAGAATATTAAACCCTTCATCTAGAAGTTCAGCAATATCCTCACCAGTCTTAAACCCATGCTCATCAGGTCGCCAAAGAACATCATATAAAGTCTTACCATTACTCAACTTAACCTCGGAAGCCATCTTACCCAGATTGTGAGTAATATTCCCAGAGTAAATCGATACAGGCTGAACCACCATTAAATCAACATCTAAACTCATAGTATCACCATAGAAAGATTATAAAAAAGCATAGCGCAAAGAACCAGTGTACAAACACAGCCAATGCCACTACAAATGCAAAACCAGCAATTCTATCTAGACTCATGCTAATTCTTTCATATCATGCTCATATTCCAACTCTTGAAGAAATTCCTCAAACAAACAAAGATCAAAGTTATACTTGGAAGAAATACCAAGATCAATCATGTAGGAGTCCCTACGACAAATGGTAAGATTATCTAGGGTTAAACCCCAATCAACAATCTGCTGTAGGATAAGATTAATGTCCAAACCTCGGGAAATGGTAATCTCAATGGAATTCATACCTTAGCAACCTTTTTGAAGTAAAAAAATACTGCGGGACATTTTAGGCGAGCAGTGAAAATGAAACACTTAAGATAAATCCTGTTTCCAATAGCATGAAGAAAGATACAATCAAGACGTCTTCCCATGACATATCCTCTAGATAGCACAGCAGGGTTTGGTACATGATTAGAGTTCCTTAGAAAAAAGATGGTATGGGTTAACTTCGTCTATAGGATCTATGGGTAGGAGTCCCGCCCACTGAATATACTTCCCTAAGATGAAATTGAGTATATTATCTCATGAGTTGCAAGTCTGATAAGGCGACATGACCTCATCCATCTTCCTATTAAGCCTAGCCACCCAGCGTTCCTCCACTATTGCCTCAACCCATGCTACAGGGCATTGGCAGTAGTTGGCGATCTCATCTATAGACCACCTAGTGGTGTCCAGAAGGTCACGAATTTCCATATCAATTTCAGCCATCTTACTCATAATTATTCCTTAAGCAGTCAACATGTAAGTAGCGAGGTCTTTCCACTCTTTGTTACTGGCGCGAACCTTGGTAACAGAGATAAGAGTACGCAGAGAGATTTCTTTGCAGTCATCTTTGATCTCACGGATAAGCGCCAGCGCATCTTTCTTGCACTCAGCACTATACTCAGGCAAGAACTCAGGAGACAGAGCGATGTGCTCCATACGATCGATCTTTTGGTTCAGTGTCATGGACAAGTCGATCATCATAGAACGTGAACGGATCGCTTGGTCGATCTTGTCTTGGCTCATGTTAGAGATAAAGATAACACGACCTTCGAAGTTGAAGCTACGTGGCAGATCTTCATCCTTCATGTCTGCATTCCAAGAGATGATACGCTTACCGTATGAGTCAAGAGCGGACTTGAGCAGGTTAAGTGCAACGGGATCCTTAAGAACAGCGTCGCAGTCATCAAACACGATAGTACCCTTGTTGTTCTCGAACAGAGTACGATAGAGACCCTTGGGAGTAGAGTAACCCTTAACAAAGGTAAAGCACTTACGTGCATTTAACACAGTACCGACTTGGAACTCAGCCAAATCACTGATGTCACGCAGACCATTGGCTTCCAAGGTCTTAGTAACAGTGAAGGTCTTACCGAGACCACCTTCGCCAGTGATCACGGCAGAGGGTTGGACACCAGTAGCGACCATGGTCACCAGCTTTTCCACGAAAGAGAATCGCTCATTGATACCGTACTTTTCGTTCTTTGCATCAATCGCTTTAGCAGCCTCAGCCACAGTGCCAGACATCTCAGCCAGACGAGCCTTAACGGCATCTTCGTACTTGCTACGAACCACGACCTTACCGTTCAGAGATCCAACAAATTTACCAGAGGCAGAGTCAAAAGAGATAAGAGATTTCACAGAGTTTTCCTTCACGTTTTCATTCATCATAGTATAATTATCGCTGTAAACCGAATTAAAGTAAAGGTATTTCTGTAAAACCCTCAACTTCAGTAGGGATTAGTCATCATCAACCCTCTACACAGCTATTCTAGCCCAAAGTCAAGTAAAAAGCAAGTATTTTTGACGATCGTAGCGTGCAAACAACGATTTCAAAAACGTATACCTTCGTTTTCTATCAGTCCACCTCTGTCCACAGGTCACCACCAGCCCTAAATTGACCATTTTTCAGGTCATCCACCACTGGTTCCACCATGAAGTCATCCAAGGTCATCTGCTGAAGGTCTTCGTCGTCCTTGTTGTGTATCTTTTTCAGCTGTAGTTTGCCCTGAGAAGACACTTTGTCACGTTGCTCACTGGATTCTGCAGTCTGCCAGTGCTGAGTGATCTTCTCAGACAGATTTTTGCGCGATCTGTGCGTGTGAACACGTGAATTACCACACGAGCGAGAGCAGTATAGCCCTTGCTTTCTGTGAGCAGTGCCACAAGTTGGGCAGTTTTTTTCTTTATATGAACCCATTTGCGGCAGTATAAAGAACAATCATAAATTTAGATATGGTGCGACCTTTACTCATCTAACAATATCTCCTATCCATACGATACTTCGCACAACGCCATGTTCTTTCTCTAGGTATTTCTTTATCTCTCTCAAAGATAATCCCAATACTCTCTGATGTGTTATATCCTTTAGTATCCGTTGCTCGTCTCTATGCCTTACTAGTTTGTTATCCTTTAGGCGATATCCAAAGGGAATATGACCACCCAGAAATTCACCATTTTCTTTTTGCTTTCTCTTGGCTTCTTTGATTAGGCTTGCAGAGTGGATTCTTTTATCATTTAGTTTATGTATTGCCACATGGTGTATTGCACATAGTGTTAGTAGATTATCCTTTGCATCTGTTCCTCCCATTGCCTTTGGTAGAATATGATGATGTTCTATCGCTTCAGTTGATCCACAGAGTGCACAGAAGGTTAGTTTCATACATCATTACCAAAGTAAGTGCCACGATTCCGTAGATTCTCATTTACATCAGGTTCAATCCCAAAATGCTTTAACACATATCCACCAGCAGAATCCCATTGAAATT